CACTGTACGCATCAAGTACAAGCTGGGCCCTCAGCACCCTGTGCATGGTGTTAGCACGTATCTAGAAGCTATCAAAGTTCTAGAGGAAGCCGTCAACGAGGCCCCAATCGAGGACTTCTGATGGGTAAGTTTCTGCGACACGAGGAATGTCCCAAGTGTGGCAGTAGTGATGCTTTGGCGGTCTATTCCGATAGCCGCCATTGCTTCTCCGCTGCTTGTGGTTACCACTCAAAGGAAGGTGACGATATGGACGCATCACCAATGGCTCAGGCGGTATCGTCTGCGTCAAGAGAATTAACACCAAAAAAACCACTTGACATGAACGGTGTTATTGCCTCTATCCCTGACCGTAGGCTGTCACAGGATACGTGCAGGAAGTACCAAGTTACCGTTACGTACACAAAAGACGGGAAGATCGAGAAACACCACTACCCGTACTACAATACAGAGACGGGTGAAATTACTGGATCCAAAGTCCGTGAGGTAAAGACCAAAGGATTCTACGCCAGCGGTGACTTACGAGACACTGGGCTGTTCGGGCAACAAGCCTGCAGAGGAACTGGCAAGTACATCACCATTACGGAGGGTGAGATAGATGCAATGTCAGTGTACGAGATGTTCGGGCAGAAGTTTGATGTTGTATCGCTTCGGTCTGGCGCCCAGTCAGCCGCTAAAGAGATTAAAGAGCAGCTGGAGTGGCTCGAGGGCTACGAAAAGGTAGTACTGTGTTTTGATCAGGACAAGGCCGGGCAGGTTGCTGTAGATCAAGTGAAAGACCTGTTCAGCCCTAACAAGCTGAAGATCTGTAAGCTGCCTATGAAGGACGCCAGTGAGATGCTGGTGGCTAACAAGGTAAAGGAGTTTGTACAGAACTGGTGGGACGCTAAAGTCTATCAACCTGACGGTATCATCTCAGGGCTGGAGACATGGGACGCGCTAGTCAACAAACGCAACGTCAAGAGCGTACCTTACCCTTGGGAGGGCCTCAATGAGATAACACGAGGCCACCGTCCGTTTGAGCTAGTGACTGTTACCAGTGGCTCAGGCATGGGCAAGTCTCAGTTCATCCGGGAGCTAGAGTACGACCTACTCAAGCGCACAGGTGACAACATCGGAGTACTGGCGCTGGAGGAGGATGTCGCTAGGACGGCTCTAGGCATCATGTCTGTGGCTGCTAATCGACCTCTGCACCTAGAGGAAGATACGCCAGTGGACGAGCTGAAGCCCTTCTGGGAGTCTACGATGGGCTCTGGACGGTACTACCTGTTCGATCACTGGGGCTCAACCTCAGCGGACAACCTGCTGTCACGAGTGCGGTACATGGCGAAGGCTCTAGATTGCAAGTACGTCATTCTCGATCACCTGTCGATTGTTGTATCATCACAGGACAACGGGGACGAGCGTAAAGCCATCGACGAGATAATGACTAAGCTACGCACGTTAGTCGCTGAGACTGGCATAAGCCTGTTCCTAGTGTCCCACCTGAAGCGTACCAGCGGACAGGCACACGAGGACGGTGGACGCATTAGTCTGAGTGACCTACGCGGCTCACAGTCGATTGCACAACTGTCGGACATCGTTATCGGCATGGAGCGTAACCAGCAACACGAGGATCCTGACATCCGCAACACTACGTGTGTCCGAGTACTCAAGAACCGGTACACGGGACAGACGGGGCCTGCTTGTTGGCTACGGTACGACAACGACACAGGCAGGATTCACGAGACTGCTAATCCTAATCCAGTGGAGACTGAGTTTTGAGCGAGTACCTCAGAAAGAAAAGGCCAGACAGGTACGAGAAGCTGGTATACATACAACAGTACAAACTCGACAGAGGCTGTTCAATTTGTGGATACAACGAGGCTCCACACTCTCTAGATTTAGACCACATAGATCGGACTAAAAAGAGAGGAAAGCTGTCTGATGCACACCTCTGGTCTTGGGATGCTATACACAAGGAGCTAGAGAACTGTGTCGTGTTATGTGCTAATTGTCACAGGAAAAAGACAGCGGAAGAAAAAGACTACTTTGTAGTAGGAAGGGAAGAAGAAGATGACCCACAAATGGATTTACTGTGACATTGAGACTGACGGGCTGGACGCTACGACTATCTGGTGTGCCGCTTGTAAGCACAACGGAGTGACCGAGGTTATCTGTAATGAAGCAGACTTTACTCAATACGTACAGGATCACGAAGGCTGTACTTGGGTATTTCATAACGGAATTGGGTTTGACGTTCCAGTACTTAATCGTCTGTGGATTCAAACCTTTACTAAAGATAATGTGGTGGACACTCTGGTGCTTAGTCGTCTTGCTGATCCTAGCAAGAGCGGTGGACACTCTCTTAGAAACTGGGGCAACGACCTCGCCTTCCCAAAAGGAGACCACGATGACTGGAGCCAGCTAACACCTGAGATGATCGACTACTGCATACGTGACGTAGACGTAACAGAGGCGGTACACAACAAGCTGCAAGTTGAACTGACAGAGTTTAGTCAACAGAGCATTGATCTAGAGCACGATGTGCAGTGGATCATACAACAACAACAGCGTAACGGGTGGCTGCTAGATCAGCGACTCGCACACACTCTAATAGCAACGTTTAAGGAGAGAATGAATGAGATCGAAGAGGACATGCAGAACACTTTTCCGCCAATTATTGAGGAAAGGTTCTCGGAAAAGACTGGCAAGCGTCTTAAGGATAAGGTTACGGTTTTTAATCCAGGGTCGCGTCAACAGGTCGCAGAGAGACTTGAAGCTAAGGGTGCAGTATGGTCGAGGCTTACGCCGTCTGGTCGTCCGCAAGTTGATGAAAGCACGTTGGAAGATAATAAACACGTACCGGAGGCTCGTCTTGTCCTCGAATATCTACTCCTACAGAAACGCTACGCCCAAGTTAAAAGCTGGCTAGAGCATACTGAGGATGATGGACGGGTTCACGGCAGAGTAACTACCAACGGTGCTATCACAGGGCGTATGACACACCAGAACCCTAACATGGCACAAGTGCCTGCTAGTTACTCTCAGTACGGCCACGAGTGCCGCAGCTGTTGGACGGTGCCTGAAGGTAAGAAGCTAGTAGGCTTTGACGCTAGTGGACTAGAGCTGCGTATGTTAGCTCACTACATGAAAGACGAGGAGTTTACAAATGTCTTGCTTACAGACGATATTCACACCAGAAACCAAATGGCTGCAGGGCTTGAAACAAGACCTCAAGCTAAGACTTTCATCTATGCTTTCCTCTACGGGGCAGGAGACGCCAAAATTGGAAGCATCGTCGGAGGATCTGCTGCTGATGGTGCAGAGCTTAAGCAGCGATTTTTACGAAATACACCTTCTCTTGAAAACTTACGAAGTCGAGTTGGACAACAAGCTAAAAGAGGTTATCTTAAAGGACTCGATGGTCGAAAGCTCTGGATCAGATCAGAGCACGCTGCACTGAACACGTTGCTACAGGCTGCAGGTGCTATCGTGATGAAGCAGGCGCTTGTAAAGCTGGATGAGATGGCACAAGAGTTTGACATTGATTACAAATTTGTGGGGAACATACATGACGAAGTTCAGACAGAGGTTGATGAGCAACAGGCAGAGACTTTCGGGTGGCTTGCGGTCGAATGTCTTAAGGAAGCAGGAGAAGACTTCGGACTCAGGTGTCCGCTCGACGGCGAATACAAGATCGGAAATACTTGGGCAGAAACGCACTGATTTGTACGAAAAAGTGCTTGACTCTGAGTCCAGATTCTGATATAATATTAGTATCAACACAAGAGACATACTTATGAAGATATACAACTTAGTCGATGACATCTACTCTGTCGTCTCAACAAAAGAGCCGATGGAGGGTGTCGATCTGGAGCAGGAGATTGAGCACTTCGGTGAAAACTGCAAGCGCCTCATGCGTAACCTGTTCACAGAGAAAAGAGACGGACGTACTCTTCGTATGTCTAACATCGGACGCACTGACCGATACCTCTGGAACGCTGTAAACAAACCTGAAGTAACAGAGGATATGACACCCAACACCTACGTCAAGTTCATGTACGGCCACTTGATCGAAGAGATGTTGTTGTTTTTAACTAGACTGGCTGGGCACGAGGTAACAGATGAACAGAAAAAGTGTGAAGTTGAAGGCATTACAGGTTCTATGGACTGTAAGATTGACGGTATCGTCACTGATATTAAATCTACTTCTACGTTTGGGTTTAAGAAATTCAAAGATGGCACTCTCGCTTACGACGATCCGTTTGGTTACATCGCTCAGATTAAGGGATATGCACACTCGGAGGGAGAAACAAAGTTCGGGTGGTTAGCTATGGACAAACAGAACGGACATCTAACGTATCTGATGTACGACTCTGAGGACACGCAAGCACCTGTGTACGACCTGATCAGCTTCGACATTGCCGAGAGGATCCGCGAAATAAAAAAGCTCGTGGCGCAACCTACTCCGCCGGATATTTGCTACGAGCCTATAGACGATGGAAAAAGTGGAAACCGGAAACTCGCCGTAGGTTGCTCGTACTGTCAATACAAAAAAGAGTGTTGGCCCGAGCTAAGAGCCTTCTCGTATTACTCAGGGCCCCGTTATCTAGTAGAGGTAGTAAATGAACCGAAAGTCCAAGAAATCCAGATTGGGTGATTTTAGATCGGAGTTTGAGAGAGATGTTGCAACGCAGTTACAACCATTTGGTTTTGATTACGAACCGTATCAAGTCCCGTACATCATCGAACGAAAGTACACACCAGACTTCGTGTACGAGAGAGGAGACAGAACGTATCTCATTGAGTGCAAGGGATACTTTAGAGCAGGAGATACGCAGAAGTATCGATCGGTCGCTAAGTCAATACCGGGGACGCAAGAACTCATATTTGTGTTGATGAAGCCTAATCAGCGAGTCAACAAAGCAACAAAGAGCACGATGGCACAGTGGTGCGAAAAGAACAACATTAAATGGTACTGTCTAAACACGTTGAGGGAGCTAGTAGATTATGTCACTGACACTAGAAGAAATTAAGGAGCGACTGTTGAAGCTGTACGATCCTGATGATCTTCTGGAGGCGCTTCAGATAACTGCACAGGATATACTGGACAGGTTTGAAGATAAACTCATCAGACGATTAGACAGTTTTCAAGAGGAGATAGAAGAGGAAGAAGAGTATGAGTATTGATGACGCAACAGCAGCAGACTGGGACGCAGTAGGTGTCAAGACTTGGTACGGTAAACGTCAAGTGCCTAAGTTTGATTCCGTTAACAATCCACACCATTATAACACAGGCGGCATCGAGTGCATTGAAGCTATCAAAGAGTCTATGGACAAGCCCGAGTTCAAAGGCTATCTCAAGGGCAACATAATGAAGTACCTGTGGCGTTACGAATATAAGAATGGCGTAGAGGATCTTCGGAAAGCAAAGTGGTATCTTGATAAGTTAGTTGAGGAGAATCTATGAACGTCATCGAAGGGAACTTCGGCAACAAGGACAAGCCTGCTTCAGCAGAGGACTTGTACGCTGCGTTAGCCGAAGGTATAGTTAAGCTAGGGATCAACACTAATGAGCTACGCACAGCTGTGGTGCTCTATGTGCCGGGTCAGATGCTGGATGTGTTGACCCCAGATGGATCACCAGAGAACGCTATGCTGCTCCTAGAGCTAGGCAAAGCATTTATATTAAATGAAATGATCGCACCAACTGAGGAAGATTAATGGACGCATATCAACAGTACATACACAAGTCACGCTACGCTCGTTACATTCCAGAGGCACAGCGTCGAGAGACTTGGGAAGAAACAGTAGCTCGTTACATGAACTACTGGGTAGACAAAGGCTACATCAAAGACAAGGAAGCACACGAGCTTGCACAGACGGTAGAGAACCTAGAGGTTATGCCCTCTATGCGAGCGTTGATGACTGCTGGTGAGGCTCTGGATCGTGACAACGTAGCTGGGTTCAACTGTAGCTATCTACCTATTGATCACCCTAAAGCGTTTGATGAGATGATGTACGTGCTCATGTGTGGAACAGGTGTAGGCTTTAGTGTCGAGCGTCAGTACATCACCAAGTTGCCAGAAGTAGCAGAGGAGTTCCATGAAACAGACACAATTATCCATGTTGCGGATTCAAAAATTGGATGGGCAAAAGCGTATCGGGAGTTGGTATCGTTGCTGTATTCAGGTCAACTTCCCAAGTGGGACGCTAGTGGAGTACGACCTGCTGGTTCCGCGCTCAAAACTTTTGGAGGTCGAGCTAGTGGCCCAGAACCTCTGCTCGAACTTTTCCAATTCACCGTGGAAGTCTTTCGAGGGGCTGCTGGACGAAAACTTAGCTCCATTGAATGCCACGATCTCTGCTGTAAGATTGCTCAAATCGTAGTCGTAGGTGGTGTCCGCCGTAGTGCTCTGATCAGCCTGAGCAACTTGACCGATGACCGTATTCGTCGCGCTAAGTCTGGACAGTGGTGGCAGGATAATCCACAACGTGGCTTAGCAAACAACAGTGCGTGTTACACTGAGAAGCCAGACTTTGAGGCATTTTTGAATGAGTGGAAAAGTTTGTACGAGTCCCGCTCCGGTGAACGAGGAATGTTCTCTCGAGTTGCAAGTCAGAAACAAGCTGAGCGAACTGGGCGAAGAGATGCTACCCATGATTTTGGAACTAATCCGTGTAGCGAAATTATCCTCCGGCCCTATCAGTTCTGCAACCTGTCGGAAGTTGTTGTCCGGCCAAACGATACACTCTCAGACCTCAAACGGAAAGTACGTGTTGCGACTATCCTTGGGACTCTACAGGCAACGTTAACTGACTTCCGGTACTTGCGAAAGGTGTGGAAAGACAACACAGAGGAAGAAGCACTGCTAGGTGTTTCACTAACAGGTATCATGGATCATCCAGTGTTATCTGGAAGGAAAGATAAAAATGAACTTAAGAAGTGGCTTAAGCAAATGCGTGAAGAAGCTATTGGGGTTAATGCCAACTGGTCAAAACGACTGGGTATTAATGCTTCTGTATCTATTACTGCAGTTAAGCCTAGTGGTACTGTTAGCCAACTTGTTGATAGTGCTTCTGGTATTCACCCTCGATACGCTCGGCACTACATACGGCGTGTTAGAGCGGACGCTAGAGACCCTCTTTGCTCAGTCTTAGAGGCCGCAGGAGTGCCTGTAGAGGACGATGTAATGTCACCCACTACTAAGGTATTCAGCTTCCCCATGAAAGCCCCTGACAACGCTGTACTGGCGTCTGACATGGGTGCAATGGAGCAGCTAGAACTGTGGGAGATTTATCAGGATCACTGGTGCGAGCATAAGCCTTCTATGACTTGCTACTACCGTGACAACGAGTTCCTAGAAGTAGGACAGTGGCTGTACAATAAGTTCGATAAGATAAGCGGGGTATCGTTTTTGCCTTACAGCGATCACACGTACCAACAAGCGCCCTACGAGCCTATTGATGCAGCCACCTATAAGAAGCTAGTAAAGGAGTTCCCAAAGGATATTGATTGGGACATTTCTGAAGCTAGTGATATGACTGAGGGTTCACAACAGTTAGCCTGTACGGGGAATAACTGCGAACTCTGAGTCCTTTAGGCCCTTCGGGGCCTTTTTTATTCCCTTGATGAACCCGCTACTGCGGTTCCTCCAACAGCTCCAGCAAGACCAGCAGCAGGGATAAAGTCTCGTGCTGTAACTTGTGGAGAGCTTCTGTTTATATCCCTAGACGCCTGAGTCAATAAGCCTGTTCTAGTTGCTCCAGCACTCTCTGCGCCTCTAGCTTGTAAGTTTTGTTGGAACGCGGCTTTCTGTGCCTTGTCAGCAGCAGGTACATTTTTGTCTGCCTTTTTAAACACGTTGTAACCGTTTGGGACAGCGATAGAAATTACTTGCTTATCGCCCGGTGGTGTCATTCCCATTAGGTCGTTCTTGTCGTTGATGAAATGAACAACGTCTCCGTTAGTTTTGAGGACAAACTGATCATTTGTTCCGCCGAGACCTTTGGCAGATGACAAGTGGCTACCACGTACGTAAACAACACCGTCTTCTATTTTGATCTGTCCTTTAGCCCTTTCGATCATTGCTTGAGCTTGTTCGTAAGCTGCTTGTTGACCTCTAGTTAAAGGCTGACCAGTAGATTCCATTTTCTTGTATTTGTAGTATTGCTCTATCTTTTGATAAGCCTGCTGCCTAGTGTTTTTAGTGGTGTACTTAGAGCTTTCTGTCATCTTGCTGATGAATCTCTCAGCAGCGTTCAAAGGTTTTCCAGACTCTTTGTTCACTAAAGTCTTATCCATAATTTTAGATAAGGCAGCAAACTCAACTAACTCGTTTTGTGTAAACTCTGTCTTCTCTGGAAAAAGTTTTCGTATCTGCTGCATCCCGTGGAAAAGAAAAGACGCTTCTGATGACTTACCCTTTAAAGTTTCTTTTGCAATATCAGAGAAAGCCGAAGGATTTCTGATAACAACTAGAGCATCGTCTACGCCTTGTGCTGTTTTAATTCTATCAACAACCGTGTCAATAATGTTATCGTCTAAAGTGATGTTGCTCTTTTTAAGTTGATTAGAGTTTTCAACGGCGCTCTTAACTGTTGCTGAATCTAATTTGCCCATAGCAACTGCTTGAAGATTTTCAAAGTCTTTTATAATACCTTTAGACTCTGCTCCTCTAGCGTAGTTGATCAGCTGTGTTTGATCTAGCTGACCCTCTACATAAGACAAGTCTTCTTTAAAAGCCCTAAGAAACTGATTGTCAGCGTCAGTCTTGTTTTGCTTTGACTTGAGCTGATTGAATTTAGCTATGCGTTCTTCTGTTATAGGTGCTGCGGCCCTACGAACAGCCATAGGAACGCCTTCTCTTCTAGAGGCAACTGCTCGCGGATTTAACACGTCTGCAACAGCTTGTGGTGCAGTAGAAGCAAGAGATGCAATCTGCCCAGCTGTTCCAGAACCATAAAAGTAAGGCTGTCTGTTGGGCGCTTCTAAGGACAACGCCTGAACGCTTCTCTTTGGAGCCTGTGCTGCTGTAGTAGCGGCTCTTGTTGCTGGAATAATGCTTCCTAAGTCAGCAGCGTACCCTAATCTCTTAGCCATGTCTGGATTTTGTTGTAAGTACTGAACAGCGGCTTTAGCAGCATCTGTGTTCATTACTTGATTACCTAAATCTCTAATTCCCTGTTTAACAAAATCAGGGGTAACAGAAGAAGCTGCAGACATAAACAACTCTGCAGGAACATCCGCAAACATCCCTACAGCATTAGCAGCCCCTTGAAGCATTTGGTCTCCAAGTCCTAACTCACCACGAGAGTACCGCTGAGATTGTCTAGCAAAGTCAGCTATACGCCTCTCGGCGTTTTGTCGCATACGAGTCAACATTCCGTCAGACACTTATTCTTCCTCTTCTGCTCTTGTTTCGTTAATCAAGTCAACCAGAAGTGCTCTGTCGGCCTTTAACTGTGACAAAACACCTTTGTCTTTAACGTAAGAACCTATCGCTTTATCCATAGCAGACAAAGTTGCTGCATAAAAACGAAGCCTGTTCTTTTTACTCATTGTTCTAGCGACAGCAAACAATGCAGCGCCTGATCCTGCACCTAAAAGAACACTTTCGGTTAGTATTTTTCCAGCAATGCCACCAGTTGCCACTAAACCTAAAGCAGTTCCGGGGAGCATCGCTCTTTGCTTAAGAGTTTCCCAAGATCTAGCAAACATATTGACACCTTCTTTTGCTCTTCCTTCACGCAAACGGTCTTTAGCTGTCAATAGGTTGTGCATTCTATCTAACAAATGATGAGTTTCGTCACCATCTGTAATGTTTTTAAGGGTTTGGTTAAGCACATTTCGTACGTGCTGTCCAGCTGCGCTTTTAGCTGACTCTACAGTTGGGTCAAATACTTTACGCTGCCCTGACACAAGAAACTTGTCAAACTCTCGTCTAACGTTTAAAAGACTAAGCGCATCTCCTTTGCTCTTTTGCAGCATTTCAAGAGCAACGGTCGCAAACTCTTTTGCTTTACTCTGTGCATCAGGACTCAACAGTTTATAGGCAGGTTGATTGCTAAAATCTTCAATGGTTGCAATCATGTCTGTTAAAACTGTGTCTAAATCAAATTTAGGGTTGCCAGATCTTTTTATGTGTGCAAGCAATTCTTTATCTGCCTGACTCACAGCTCCGTCAACCACTTGGTGATTATAAGTGTAAGACCTATTAGGGTCAATATCGTCTACAGTTTCTAAAACTAAATTGACAGTTTGTTCTTTTTCTGAAGGCACGTACACTTTCTTACGTGTTGGGCCTACCTCAATAACTTCTCCAGCCCCTTCAAAGTTATCTGGACGCATCATACGTAAGATGCCAGCTCTCATTTCTTCAATGTTATTTAAGTTGTAAGCAGCTTTAGCTTTTCTAGCCGCAGACTCTAGAGGAACTTGAGGTGTCGCTAGAATGCCTACATCAAGGGCAGTTTCTAATCTTTCTGCTAAATCTTTATTATTTTCTTTCCATTTAGCGTAGGCTTCGTATCCACTACTAAGAGCAGATAAAGCAGTAGAAACAAAAGGGGCGTCTTTAATCTCGTCCCATACCATTTCAGCACCAATTTTAACGCTCTCTGGTAACAGAACGCTAATAGAGTCAGACACAAGTTCACCGCCAGTGCGGGTCGCTTGTGAAATGCCAAGCATAGTAGCTTCGGCTGCGCTCAGAGAAGGCTCTAGTCCCATCTCACGACCCAGAGGTGTTTGCGGTTTAGCTCCACGTAAAATCTGAGCACGTCTCTCGTACTCTGATAAACCTTTAGAAAGAGTGTCAAGAGGCGAAAATTCTTGGTAGCGTTCTCGCACTTGCTCAGGAGACATTGACTGTTCTAAACGCTGACCAAAAGAAGGCGTTACTTCTGGTTCTGGCTGAGGAACAACAGAGTCGTCAAATGCTCCTTGTGCCTCTAGCTCTTGAAACTTTTGGCGAACTTCTTCTTTAGGAAGTCCTCTCCTTTTAGCTTCAGCAATAAATTCTTCTCTAGTCATTGGCTTCCCCAAAGAGTTTCGAAGTCTGAACCGCCTGTAGTCATTTCAGGAACTTTAATTGCGGGGAAGAAAGTCAACACACCGCCTTGTCCTTCTCCTAAACCAGCCCTAACATCTTCTCTAACCTGATTGTATTTATTTATCTTGTTTACAGCACCTTTTCTTAGCTGTTCAAGTAGGTATTTTAGAGAGCTTGCATCAGCGGTTATGTCAGCGCCTACTACTTGTTTTGAGAACTTTAAGTCAGCGTCTGACAAACCTGTACCAGAACCTAAGTTAGTAATGTAATCAGCAACACGAGTTGCGGCCATTGCAGCGTAAGTTTCAGTGTCTGTTATGCCATCAAGACTTGATAGGTCAGCACCAAACGCTTTAGCGTATCTACTTACGTTTAGTTTTACTTCTGCTAGAGCACCGCTGAACATCTGATCAACTTTAGGGAGAGACTGATCAATGGATCTGATTGTTTCTTCAGCCTTGACTGCTTTATCTTGTAGATCAGTAAAGTTCTTTGCACCTACTTTAGCTAACTCAGCGCCCATCTGAGAAGCAACTTGCTCTACTCGTTGGACTTGAGGAGGTGCCTGCTGAAGATCAAGAGAAGCAGGACTAACCCAAGATTGAGACTCCTCAGAATAAACGTTACCAAATTCGTTTACTCGATAGCCTTTAATATTTCCAGTACTATCCATCCAAGGCTCAATATTACCCTTCTGACCACCAATTACAGCATCAAACTCAGTATCAGAAACTTTGTCTAGGCCCATCTGTTTAAACTGTTGAGGCGTAATACCAGCTGCCTTAGATAAAGACATACGAACAGCAGGAGTCTGCGTAGGTAATTTTTTAATCTGTTGAGCCCGAAGATCCTTAGCAATTCCTCTCAAAGATTCTTCATCAGTTGTAGCTCGTACATTTGCAGCTACTTCAGGTAATCCCATACCTTCTGCCATAGTAGCAAGAGCTTCTTGACGATTAACAAGAGCTTGTTTTGCAGCAACATTTTGAGTAACTTTTTGAGCCATTTGTGCTAACTGCAGAGCTTGTGTTTCCATGCCCGGAATTTTAGCTAACTGTTGAGCTACCTGAAGCATCTGAGCAGGGTCTTGGCTAGCTGCAGCTTGAGTCATCTGAGCTATTGCGTTTGCTCTATCTTCAGCAGCTCGTCGAATACCCGGAGCAGCTGCTTGGCTTTGTGCCGCCGATCCTAAACTTTTTGAAAAACTAGGCTGTAGCATCCCACTGATGAATGCCTGTCCAAACTTAGCCATCTGTATTCTCCTTAAGCGTTCCGGTTAACGTTCAACAAGCCTGCGCCAACTTGTCCTAAGACATCGGCTTGACCGAGAGCAGATGACAATAGTGCTTCTAGACCGCCCATAGCAGCTTCTCCGAACAAACCAGCACCTTGGAACTGCGCTTGCTGCGACAGCTGAGGATAGAGCTGAGTAGCTTGCTGCATATTCAACAACTGAGACTGCGGTGTATAAGCACCGGCCAAGAACTGTTGACCCAACTGAGACTGCTGCATTTGCTCAGCCTGAGCTTGCTGCATAGCCATCAGAGCAGCTTGGTTCTGAGCCTGTGTCTGAGCTTGAGCCATCGCTAACTGCTCAGGAGTACCGCCATACTGTGCTGTCTGTACACCTAAGCGTCCCTGTGAAGCCAGACGCTCTTCTAGAGCCAGCCGTTGACGCTCTTCTTCAGGTGTCTGCATAGCTCTAATGCGTCCGTAGATGTCTGCTTCCCTAGCTCCTGTAGGCATCATTGCCTGTTCAAACATAGAACCTGCGCCACCCATGAGTTGAGACTGTAGTGCAGCCTCTTGTGGTGACAAACCAAAGGCGGCTTGTAGATTGCCGTACTGGTCAGGAGTTACACCAAATGCACCGCCCATAGTAGAACGTACAGTGTAAGGCTGAAAAGCAGTCTGCTCAAGGCCCATCTGAGCAAGATCCATAGCGCCGGGAATGTAACGTCCATCAACGTAAGTCCCTGCTACTGCCTGTTCTCCAACGTCTTCTAGTCGGTTGTAAGCAGTGTTTGCTAAGGCTAAGCCAGCTGCTTGAGACGCTGCATCAGCAGCAGTGCCAAAGATAGTTTCAAACAAACTAGGCATTAGTAAGTACCTCCATCAATAGTACCCGCCTCAAGAGTGCCTGTTACTGTTGCACCTCCTGAAACAGCAAGCGTAGCAATGGTGGTAGTACCTGTGAAGGTAGGGCCAGCAATGTTAGCTTTGGTTGCGATAGCTGTAGCGATATTAGAGAACTCAGTATGAAACTCCGTTCCCTTAATAATCTTGTTAGCGTCACCACTAGGCAAGCTATCTTTGTTATTAAAGTAGGTTGTGATTGTGTAGTCACTCATTATACTGTTTTCCCTATAAGTGCTAGAACGTTAAACTCCTGAATGGATATTGGTTGACCGTTGACCTGTGCTTCTAAGCCAACAGTCACAACTGAGCCATCGCCATTAGCGTTGACGTTGATCTTTGAGATGTTAGTGCCAGAGGTAAACTCTGCAACAGTAAACTCGTCGTCTTCGTTGAAGTACGCAGGATACTGAGCGTCAACATCAATAAACGCAGTCTTCACTGCTTCACCGAAGTCGTAGCTCCACTTGATACTTACCTTGTACCCAGCCCCGTTAATAAGCGTTGGCCTAATCTTTTTAAGAATCTTAAGCCTCGTCGGATCGCCGAACGTAAGCGCAGGACTGGCGTACTTAAACTGGTATGGTGAAGCATTATCAAGATACCCGCTGTAAGTACCAATGCCATCACCAGTACCAATGTAAAGAGTTCCATCATCTTTTCTGTCATAAGCAGTAAAACCTGAACCAACCCAGCGTGTAACTCGATAAGACCCATTCTCTAGTTGCCCCCTCAAGTCAAAGCAGTAAGTGATATCAGAGCCAGGGAACGTTATCAAGTAGAAATAATTCTCTGGGCTGTACACAGATGCAGTAGGCTCAGAGCGGCTCTGGATCTGCTGAATCAACTCCTGCTTAATGTTACGGCTCAAGTCAGTCAGAGGCATAGACTTTTCTTGAATCGTTCTAGCGAAGCCTCGTAAGCCTGAGTGAGACATAAACAGTACATCAGTACCGATGTGTTGAATACTGTTGCGGCACACGCAACCAACGCCAGCTACAGTATCAGCGAGAACCATAGAAGCTGGAGATTCTGCACCTTCGTAAACAATGATGCTGTGGTTGCCGAAGATAATTAACAAACCGTTGTGTGCTGCTAGAGCACGAATACTGTCAGCACCGTCAGGCCACACCTTAGAAATGTCAATAGATCCGCTAGTGCCGCCACTAAAGTCAACACCATCAAGCAAGTCAGACCAGTATATTGTGTTAGCATCTGTGGCGTTGTCAGTCACCCAGAGTCTGCCGTAAGCAGCCAGAGCCTCGTGTCCGTACTGAGCTGAAGTAACAGACGCACCAGATACGCTAGACATTTTAGTCACTGCGCCGAGGCTGTTACTGTACACCAGTGGTTCATAACCGCGCTGGAAGAAGTAACAACGATCGTTAAAGTCTACAATCTTCCAGTTGTCTGCAGTGATGGTGTAGGAAGCAGGAGTTGCGTCAACAAGCGTAGTAGTGCCTGTCATTATCTTGTTGTTGCCAGCACTAAAGACAACCTCGTTACCTGCGCTGTCTTCAAAGTAAAACACCTTCTTGATCTTGTCAGAGCCAAGCTCAGTGGCATCAGTGGTGTTAATATCCACACCCTTACGTGCTGCTAACTGTCCACGCTTGTCTATGATAGCGTTGTCGGCAGTCTCAGCATAGGCAGTATCCTGCGCCAGAGGAGAATCTTCAGTGTTGATTCCCTTGAACGCAGGTGATACTAGGTTAATACTTTGAAGAGGCTGGGCCATTAAACGTAACTCCAGATAGTTTCTTCAGGGTGTTTAGCAGCATCAATAGCAATGGCGTCACTGAGGAACTTATCAGCAATGCTAAAGTACTCAGCAGCCGATGTACCACCTGTTTCGCCACGCTCACGAGCTAACAGAGCAACAGCTAGGTGGATCACAGGAGCAGCAGGAACAACCATATCGTCAGCATCGGCAGTCAAGTCATCGTCAGGAACAACAGCGTTGAAACGGATGAGGTACTCAGCGTCCGGCTTAGGGTAAATGTCAATCTGTGTATCACCGCTAGGGTCAACACCGTTGAACGTGTAGTACTGAGGTGCGCCCTTGAGCACAGGCTGGATCAAGTACTTTTCGTTGAACCAGTGCTGCGGACGATACTCCATGAACTCATTAGTGGTGTCGTTAATAACGTCAAGTACTTTTAAACGGTTCTGGCTGTCAGTCAAGACATAGTTAAATACGTCATCAACAGTAGTCACAGTCATAGTCAAGCGTACTGCTGACCAGTCCCATGCGTTCTCAACCATGCGCTTAGCATCGTTAACAAAGTCACCAACCATCTTGCTGTAGGTAGTGTCCTGTACAGAGCTTACTTCCTCTTCACGGAGCCTTCGTAGTACGTTGTTTACAACTTCTAAATATGTCATACTATTTTCTCAAACATTCCATTTAGGGATAAAGGGCTTTGACTCGTAGTAGGTAAGTTTCTAGAGAACAACCCATCTAGTGCAGCAACGTAATCTTTCTTTGGCGTTGGTCGTATTCCCGGAATAGAAACTGGAGTGTACAGATTAGTATCAACTTTAATAGGCTTCCAGTCTACATTAATTCCTGACCCTGATGCTGAAGGTAAGTCTATGTCTTCGCATAATCCTAGTTCATTAAGAACTTGACCTTCGTCACACGGATTATAATCAAACTCAGGTAAGTCAACACAGACTCCTAGTTCATTAAGAACCTGACCCTCATCACATAGGTCATCTTCAATCTTAGGAAGATCTACGCAAACTCCCATTTCATTTAGTATCTGGCCTTCGTCGCACAGATCATCCTCAATCTTAGGAAGATCTATGTCAACACAGACGCCCATCTCATTGAGTATCTGTCCTTCATCACACAAGTCGTCTTCAATCTTAGGCAGATCAGGCACACACTTCTGTAGCAGCTCGCTCCAAGATTCTCCCTCAAGACACTCAGGTTTAGGGATTTCTAAATCTATAGGCTCTCCATCAACTTCAGGAAGACGGCCTGTTACTACCCATCTACCGCTTTCGTCTTGCTCTATTCCCCAGTCGCCTTTTTTAAACTGAAACTCTGGGAACTTCTCTGTAAGCCAATTAAAAAATACATCTGGAGTGCCGGGAAGAGTAAAGTCAATGTCGCCACCGGCTTTGAAGTAATCAAAAGCCATGTTAAGTAGGTCTGACTCACTCACACCGCCATCAACGGCTGCTTGAAACGCTGTTTTAAAAATAGGATCAAAGGCTTCTACAGGTATGTTAGAGTCGCCCTCGCGGAACCAGTTATCTATGTCAACAGTATCGCCGTAAGTGTTACGCAGCCACTCTTGCATCTTAGTGCTAGACCATCCGCTTATAGCACCTCCTACCATGTTTGCTAGATCAGAGCCTGTTACAGTTCCATTGACAACTCCCTCAAGGATTCTAGCAGTCTGTTCGTAGCTCATGCCAGTCTGACCAGCTAAGTCCCAGATGGCGTTATCTAGGTCTGTCCCAGCTAGTTCTCCAGCAATAGCTGCGTTTGCTAAAGCGCCAAAGCCTCCCGTAAGAGCAGCCTGAGCAAGTTTAGTTGGGTCAACTTCTCCATTAACAATAATCTGGCTTAGAGCAGAGCCTGTTGCTCCACCAATAGCCCCGCCTAAGAAACCTCCACCAAAGGCATTGGCTGCAGCAGGGCCAGCAATAGCACCTACTAAAACAGCTCCCCCGAGTTTAAGATAATCCATAAACTCAACTTGAGGAGTTTTGTAGGTCTTAACGTAAGCGTAACCGTTCCACTTAAATATGTCGCCGTCTTCGTTTCTGTATACGTCTTCTACGCCGTAGCTGTTACGAATACCTTGCCACTGTTGTTGGAAACCTCCGAGAACATCACCAAGTTCTGCGTCTATCTGTGCTTGTACTTCATCTGGTCGAAGACCGTTGGCAGCGCCTAAGTAAGCAATTTGACGTGCCCTTTGCTCTGCAGCCTGATATTCTGGAGAGTTGACAAGCGTATCAACTTCGTTTACGTAACTCATGTACTGATCAAAGCTATCAAACTGTTGCTTTGTAACGCCCATGCCTTGTTTGGCGTCCCACATCTCACGCAACTCAGCTTCAGTTACCCAAGTCTGTATACCTTCATCACCAGATAAAGCACCATAGCTGTAAGTCATTCCAGTAGTAGGATCTTCATCCCACGTACCAGAGCCTCTTCCTACGTCTCCTAATTCACGAGCAGGATTAAACCGATAAAGTCTCTCACCTTCTTCGTTGTAGTACAGACCGTCTTCGCCTAAAATTACACCAGCATCTGCTTCAGCATAAGCAGCTTCAAAATCTTCTGCGCTTACAGACTGGAGCGGATTAGTTATAACCCCAGATCCATAATCGTAAGTTACGGTATCATCAGCCGTAGTATCAGTGAAGATGTCTAACTCAGCCATTTATCAGCCCTGATTCTGAACGTACTGAAGAAGACCTGTCTGCTCTGAGATAGAAGCAGGATTAACAACTAGAGGCGGTAAGTAACCTAAACGTATAGGAGCAACACCAAATCTAGGACTCGTCATCATTCCTTGTGGTATGTAAGTTGGGGCAGTCGTGGCAGCTGGAGTGGCAACAGAGGCTGCTGGAGTAGACGAGAACAGATTGACTAGGTTTGTTAGACCTAGATTATTTAAAAGAGCGATAAAGTCTTGATTTGCTAAAAGCTCTTGATAAGCTGCGGCTTGTGCAGCCTGTTCTTCTGCAGCAGCTTGCGCTTCTACAGCAGCCTGTGTTTCTGCGGCGACTTGCTCTTCTGTAGCAGTTTCTTGCGTACTCCCAGTTGTTGTGCCTTGAGTTGCTGTTTGTGTTGAGCCCAAGAGCTGTCCAAATCGGTTTTGAGAACCTGCAGATCCTGAAGATACGTTAGACCCGCCAAACGTCATCATGGGATTGCTAGGGCCAGTCGGAGGAAACGCTTCTTCAACGCTCATCTCTCCGCTTTCAACAGCAGCAAGCAAACGATCAGTAGCACCGTATGTCATGCCCATCCGTTGGTGCTGCTTTTGAATCTCGTATAATTCTTGAGACGTTGCCATTACTTCTTCCCCTTCAAAGCCATCAGTTTGTCAGCACCACGTACACCAAAGCTCGCTGTCACTGCTGTAAATAACAAGTACTGGTACCACGTAGGTAGCTTGTCTAGCTCTCCAAATGCGTAACCAATACGTTCAATAATGTCCATGTCGTTCATACCAATGCCCCACATCAGAGCTACAATCGGTGCAGACAACAACAATGTAAACCACTCATCTTTCCAGCTAGTAGCACTAGCGTTAGCCATTAGCTGTTCCCAAGACGCAGTGTTCTGTATTACCTGCATCCTAGCTGTGTGCTTAGCCTGTGCTTCCTCGTGCTTGTTACCTAGCCACTGTCTAGCTAAACCGGCAATTGGACTGATAATTGCTTGCCACATAAGTCAATTTCTCATCAACATATTAACGCGACATATACACAGCTATTGAAACAGCAGCACTAGCGAGTATCCAAAACAGACGCTCACCATTAGCAACAGTCTTGCTGTTCATAATTACTTTTTCGGATACCGCACGAAGATCATCTTCTTGTTCATCCAAACGCTTTTCAAAACGATCAACACGCTTAAACAACGAAAGCATTTGCTCTTCAACACGGACAATGTTAGAT